CAAAACAATTGGTATACATCACGCTTCAACCGCGTAACCACGCAAAACTAGAAAACAATAAAGTTTGATTATTACTTCAATCTTCTAGTTTTGCGCCTAAAAATAACTCAAAAAGGCAGTGATATCCCTACGAAAGGGAAAGCTCACTGCCTTTTTAATTTGTAATCAATAAAACCGCGACCCTTAGGATGCGTATTTCGGCGAACATGAAATAGTCGCAAAAGCGATTGTCGAAGGCGCAAGAGATTACGAAGATTGAGCTAGGCGGGGTAGCATGACAAGTCAGACTCTGTTGTACTGCGTCACTTTAATATTAGACATTCTAACAAAACCGACGTATACGCTTCGCCTAGAGGCAGGGGCTTTTGTGGTTAAAACTTCCCTGCCTGCGCTGCCATCTCTAATGAAACCGCAAACGACGAGAATATAGCATTTCTAACCCCTAAATGTAGGAATACTATATAAATATATCACATCTTACCGCTTCGGAACAAGTCTAATTTCGATTGCTTCGATTCGTCTAGATTGTCCGGTCGTACCAGCTAATACGCCGTTGCGTACCCACGGACCCCATCCTAGATTTTTCATATGTACGCGATACTCGATGTCGTGAGTTGTTGCCAACGGTCCGGTCAATTCCATTTCAAGTGCTTCGATACGTAGGCCTAACCCGGTCGTTCCAGTGGGAGTACCATTAGCAACCCATGGCAACCACCCGAGATTTCGGGAATGAACTCTATATCTTACACCGCTACCGTTCAACGCATTAGCTATAAATATAGCAACTGCTTCGATGCGTCTAGCTTGGCCGGTCGTACCGGCTATAATACCATTAGCCACCCAACCCAACCAACCGATATTCTTGACATGCACTGAATATTGTGGCGTATTAGCCGCAGCAATACTAGGTCGTGTCGGAGGATTTGATGGTCTCGGAGGTGCGACAGGTCTATTTAATATGTCTAATTTACGTCTTGTTTCTTGACGCACCCAATCCAATGTGATGTTGTGAATTCTCAACCAATGCATCACATCGGCATGATTACTGGCTACGCCTAATTGATGCGCTTGTGCATGATCTAAAATTACAGACCAACCGCTTCTTGTAGTTCCTAACGGATCCCAATTAAATTGTCTACAACACATCGCGGCCCATGATGTCCAAACGTCAAGACATTGCAGAAGATATGCTCTATTTTGTCTGTTATCTTCACATAGCTCCATTTGTAATCTAGCTATTGGATTGAAGTTCGAATTGCCAATTCTTCCGGCACCACTACCCCAACATGCTATGTTAAATGGCAATGTTTGAGCAGCTCTTACTACGCCATGTCTATCGCGCCCAATCCAACCATGTACCTGAACTTGTCGACCGCCCATCTGAGCTGTTGACATATTCCAATGATTATTAAATGGATTCGGCCCAATATCCGGATGTAGACTTGGATCAACATATCTGCCTAAATTGGGATTGTTTACTCCGGTAGAGTGTAATAACAAGCCTATCGGTTGGATTTGAACACTCTGTCTGAAGGCATCTGAATTTCTATGGATGGTCTGTAGTACATTTATAGCTGCCATATCATTCTACCTCCCTTTTACCGTATTTATTATCTTCTTCGCTACCTCGGAGATCCATATCACCATCTTCCGCTTCGCTCCTCCAATCAAATTCATCGTTAAAAATAGGTCGTTTTTCCATCGTTATCTCCTTTCTTACTATCACACCATGCCTCTCCCAGCACGTAAGCGATAATACCACCTCCTGCCATTATCAAGGCAGCAATTTGAGTGACTGATTCGTAATGCATGCCAACCGATACCGCAATCATTACGACAAAATTCGTTACTGCCAACCATAATTTTCTACTCGTTAATTTCTCTTTCAATTGTGTCCTCCTTATCCATAGCACAGAATCCTTTACATGCCGAGCCAGCATCTTTACACGTCAACCAGTCCCTGTTTAACAAACATTCTTTATATAGTTGGCGCAGATACTCGGTCTCAATTGTTATCGTATCGTTTCGAACACCATGTTTTTTGACAAAATCCTCATAGTTATGGATTTGCTCAATTAAGTGTTCCCATTCTTCCTTTGTATGCCGCACCCCATTTTTACAACTATTCGAAAAACCCAATATCTGCCATCTATAGTCATCGGCAAATTTTTGCTGAATATCTCTAATATTTGTTTCTTGCCGGTCAGCTATAGCATCAATGCGTTTGTCGGTTTTTTCCAATTTATCACTCATGCATTTATTTAACTTGTTTCCCAAACTTTTAAATATAGCATCATACGGTTTGATTTTGGATGGTAACAATTGTATCAAAAGCAAAAAACCCATTAACCAAATGAAAGCCGACGTCACATAATCATATTCACGAAGAATTCTTACTATGTCCGATAAATACATTATTTCCTCCTTCTTTCCAAAAATCAACACCCCTATTAAAACCGTATAAAACATAATTACACCTCTTTTATACTTTCGTCGACGGCATCACATAATATGTCATACGCGTCGGCTTTTTCACCACTTAGAGGAATATCTAACTCATCTAATATTTGTTTCAGAGTTTCTAGATGAGTTGTGTATGTTCCTCCTTCAATTTCGGCAATTTCTAAATATAACCTTTTTCGTTCCTCATGGAATTCTCTAGCAGTTTCCGGAATAAGATCGAACACTCCGTTATCTCTAAATATAACATTTCCCTTATCGTCTTTAACCGCATAGGATTCTACTAATTGCTTATCCGCCTCTAAAAATATATCTACATAAGGTCTAAGTAATGATAAAAATATCGTTCTCGCGCGACTCGAAGCTGGTTTCAACTCCAACCCATCCATAAAAAATATAACCGATTGAAGTTTGTCGTTTCTAATTCTAATTCTCATCTATTCTCTCCTTTTAAACTGTTTTTGGAAATTTTACCGCTGGGAATTTTTAGGAATTTGTTATGGAACCGCGTAAGTTACAGTTCCAAATATACCGCCTGTTCTAGTGCCCATGTTAGTATCTATGTTGATGGATATAACGCCAGTTGAAGATACAACGATTCTCCCTCGATCTTCTGCTCCCGATGTAAAAGAACAAGATACTGCCCCTCCTGGTCTGAATCCAGCAGGAATAGTAGCTAGCGTATAAGAACCAATAGGTTTTGCTACGCCATTCGAACGAACATTATTGACGTAAACTGAGACCATGTTACCTGCTCTTTGATATCTTATACCGTTATCCTCGAATCCTGCACCGGCAACAAATCCACCACCAACAGTTAAACTAAGCCAACCTTCCCGTAAACCTCTCAAACGACCGGGAAATAAACTGTGACCGTCGGCATCCAACAAAGTAACTTGTCGAATAAGGAATCCAAAATTATTACGTACTTGTCGAAAAATTATAGGCGTTCCAACAGTAGAATCGTTTATGTTGGATACGTCAAAAAGCCATGACAAAAGACTAATACGCCCTTCTATGCGGAAGCGAATATTACTGTTAAGTCGCCCCTCATATAAAGTATTTTCTGTTTCAACGACCATTCGGTTCCCCATAACGTGAACATTACCATTAGTTCGTAACTGTAAAATATGTTGTACGGCATTAATATTTGACGATATATTATCGGCCGTTCCAAAAAAGAAAGCTAGGCTACTATCAATGGCTGCACAACCAAATCTACCAGTAGGAACTGGTACTGAAAATACACCATGAAGTTGTCCTGCTGTTGGATATATTGGTAGTAGCCCGCTATTAGTCATTACAGACAACGCCGTGAATTGAGCAGCTGCGGAAATCCATGATACGTTTAATCTACTCACCGTAAATCCTGTTTGTGAATTTGTTCTGCCACTAAAGGATACCGATCCGTCATGGTGACCTAATAATATAGTTCCTGTCACACTCGGGTCAGTTGTTGGAGATGTCTCGGTCAATGGCATAGGATTATGATGCATAAATATAACATTTGTAGTAAACGTTGTACGTATCCTTCTGCTATATACCGTATGTGCATCTAAAGAATTGGTAAACGTCTCTAATATAAGAGCACCATAAGTCAACCGGGACGTAAATATATCTTCCATAACAGGGGCAGATGTATCATGCAGTTCTCTTCTGGTAGTAATTAACCGACCTTCTGTGACATTAAATATAACCGTCTGGTCCGCGTTAGTAAGTAATCCAGCAGTGATTGTGCCCATGTTTGCAGATATAGCCGATAACGAATCAACTTCTAAATTCTCAGCACTAAGAAAATGAATGACCCACTCATCTCCATTCCAGCGACGTATAGGATCTCCAGGAAATCGTTGCCATAATTGATTTAACGATGGTTCTTCTGGTGGTGTTTCTGATATAAATATACCAGACTCCCCAGGGCGTCCATCTTCTGGGATACGCGATACGCTGAATGATGTAACTACAGTTCCGTCAGAATATGTCGTAACTATACGCGTCCATAAAAATCTACCATGTGGTACATCTGGTATATTTACCAACCATGCCCCCGTAGGAGCTATTGTTCCGGATGTTCCCGATTGATACGACACGATAGAACTTATAAGAGTTACTCCATCGTCACCGTCCGTACCATCTACGCCCATACGACTAACCATAAATGAAGTATCCATCGTATTATCAGTATAAGTAATACGTATTCTTGTCCACAAAAACATTCCTTGCGGCACATTTGGGATGTTTACCGTCCATGTCCCTCCTACTGGTGCTGTTACTCCATTGTTTCCTGCCTGATATCTAATTTCCGTTGAACGAATTCCTACACCGTCTCGAGAATATGTACCTATTAATCTAGGTGGCATATCTTCGCTAGTAGCGTCAGTGTACACTATTCTTTCGAAAGTCCATAGAAAACGATTGGTTAGTGTAAATGGTGGCGGTTCTAGTTGCCACCCAGGAGTGCTATGTAATATACCTGTTTCTTGATTAGATACTAAGAAAAATGGCGTAATGTTGTCAATGCCTACTCCTGGAATACTTAATCCCGGAGAACCGGGGAAATTTTTGCTCCACGCAAATATACGCGGTTGTTCTTGATTGTATGCTGAAAATATAACATCGAAGAATCCACTACTTACTGCTGCACCGCCCAAGTCACTACCTTCTTCAACACCTAATTCGAGTCTACCGTCTGTAGTGGTAGTGGCTGCTACATTAGATATAACAAAAAATCCTTCGGGAATTCTAGGTAAACTAACCGTACAGGCTATTCGTACACCGCCTCTGAAAGCATTAAACGGAATCACGATTGTTTTGTCTTCTTTTACTAACCCTTCAGAAGTGCTAGGTATTAGAACAGCCATTGCTCCGTGATTAACTATAACTACTGGTTGTCCGTCAGCACCTCTGACTAACGACCAGGAAAATATACTCGGATCAGATAAATTAGGAGTAACTGTCAGGCGATTACTTGCTATTCCCATGAATTTTTTATCGTAAGGATCCAAAGAAATATTACTTCCTTGCGCATCATCGGCATAAGCTATCCATGTAAAAAACGGACGACTATTAGCGAGTTGTTCGAACTGTGCAGCCAATTGTGCAACTCGTGTAGATATACCACTTTCTTGGATTAAATAATCACCGAGAGTGGCTTTTCTAGTTTTGTTAGACGCTGAAATTTCTAGTTTTAGTACTCGAGCTGATAAATATAACTTTCCAACTCCGTCTACTAAATATATTGTATCACCTATTCGAACATGTTCTGGTAATTCAGCTATATCTACCTCGTAATTAATCTCGGGCTCTGATATTTTTTGTAAATGTGTAACCGCTCTATTACGCAACTCAATTACATTAGTTGTATCAAAGCTAAAATGCTGCACAATATGTCCTACGCAGGTACCGGTACCCCATAAATATCTCGACCATTTGGCTAAGGCCGTTCGAGACCAAAGCATGCCTCCAACAACATGGAAATTACCATCGTCGAATACATGTCCCTGTAATGTTATGGGTCTATCAGAACCTTCCGGTGTTCCTCCTGTGACTACTAAAGCAGTTGCTAAATTAGCTACGGATTTTTTAGTTATGATATTGTCCAACTCGCGATTAAGTCTTAATTCAACACCGTCGTCCTGACCACGTCGCCTAAAAATGTTTATCAGTTTTCTTTCCACGGATAAATTTCGGATTTCAAAACTAAAAGATATTTCAGCATTGTCAAACTGAGTGGCTAATGACAGAAGCCTTGCAGTGGCTGTAGCATGTCCTTCCCATGATAACGTTCTAGTGAGATTTGGTATTTCATTAACACCCACTTCGAAACCGGAATCATGCGCAAACCTATCAACATACCATCTTATAGGTTGTGCTGTTGCTGGTGGGGCGAAAGGGCCTACCGTTTCATTTAACAAGTCTAATCCTGCATCTTCAGCATAAATACGTATAGACTTAGAGCCGGCATCGTCTTCCGAATCAATAATAGTGTAAAATTCATTATCTCTACGATATGAACGTAAGACAAAATTTCCTGCGTCAGCCCATCTGACAGCATCTTCTTTTGTTTTTTCATCGTATGATAATATAAATTCTAATGTAGCTACCCCTGTTTCAACATCTTCGGCTTTTAAATCGTCATGAATTCGCAAACCCTTTGGTAATCCTGTCGCGGCCATCCCTAAAACATTCATTCTTCTATCTGCGAAATATACAATCATTATACGAATACCTCCCTATACCGCATACGATATGTCGGCGGATGAGTAGCCCAAGTACTGTGTATACAATGTATTTGATTAACACCTTCTGTTAACGCGAAATTTTCCCAATCGTTACCTAGAGCACCTAAACCGTATTGCATCACACCTCTTAAACGCACTTCGCCGTTACGACAATCTACCCATAAATCGGAACCACTTGTAAACTTATTAGGGACGTTTCTCCATCGTTGAACGTTTTGTTTAACAAAACTATTCAAACGAAAATGATTCCAACCCAAATATTCACGCCCGCCAGTTGCTAAACCTCCGGGTGTTATGTTACGACCACCGAATTGTCCTATCCAAACTTGGATTTGATGACATTCCATGTTTGCTATTGCCGGTACATTATGTACAAATCGTTGATTATCAAATGCTATTGTGATAGTTTGTCCTTCTTTTCGAATTTCCATTCGACCACCACGTAATAAATTAAACGGGTTCCTATGTCGAATACGTTCAGTATCTTCCGCAAACATAGACGGTTGAAATGTAAATTGTCTAAGTAATTGTCGATTAGGCCCCCAAAAGTCTATGTGAGCAGTATTAGCAGATATGGTTCCTTTATTAATACTGACCGCAAATATAACCTGATTGGCGGCATTAAGAAAAGCCATTGTTTGCGCACCGGTTTGTGTAAAAAAATCGACAGTCTCAAATCTATGTTGACTTGCAACGATAAAGTTTCTAGACCCTCTAACTCCGACTGAATCTGCCGGTACTTGCCATGTGGTCATTGCTCCGTTCCATATACCGCCAGTTCCTAATCCTCTAGTAGCCAGACGAAGAAAATTTTGATTATTAAACACGCCACCAGGTATAGCAACACCACTCATAGTACCTTGGGTGGTATTAGCAGGATTTTCTCTGCTAATACCAGTGTCTCGAACTACAGCAGGTGTTCCATTTACTAACGTTTCGTTTCGCTGATATTGTACTCTGTCTAATTCTTCAGGGTCTCCGAATTGGAGTGTCTGTCTCTCATTATTTATAAATCCTATGAATCCGTTATCGCTATGTGTTGTTGCTTCCAAAATAGGATGAGCGGGATACGTTCCATGGTAATCTACGATGAATGTTCTTCCTTCATCAGCTACCGGAAATACTATAAATTCTCGCACTGAATACTTGCAGGGGTCTGAGCAACGTATATGTATTTCACCATTGGTGGAGGTTACACCAGAACCTGCTGCATTGATACGTTCTGATGTAACCTTCACTACTGTACCTGTGAAAAAGACATCTAATTCGTCATTAAAGATAAATTGAGCATTCTTCAGGTACAATACATGTTTTAGTTCGTTGATCATCTTTTTTAGCAATGGGCCGGTTCTGGCTGTCATTGCGAAAGTAATGATGATATCACGAGGTTCTAATCGCATACGCTGAAATCTTGCACCGTCTGCATATCCGACTTCTAGCTCTTCATAATCTATCAACAACTCGTCTCTTCCTATTACATTAGAGGTCCTATACCCAAGAAAGCGTCGCTCTAAGAAAGTACCATTAATAGACATGGCCATTTCCGGTAATGATAATTGAGCAAAGTAAACGTCATTCATTAGACAACTCCTCTCTTTCTCCAAGCGATTTTATTTCTACGATCAAGTTCTTCCTGGGAATATGGTGCTATGCTTCTTGCTACTTCTCGTCCGTCAATGTCTACTTTAGTATCTAGAACATATGTCACTTCAGAAGGTCCATCATCGTGGTCTTTCATAGCAGATATGGCTGAACGAATAGTTTCTTCGACTATTTCGCCAATTGGCTTAGAAGAACTGATTGAGCCGACGTGTCCGGCTATAGCGTATGAACGCTCACCGAACAACCTATCCATTCCGGCAAACCCATTTTGAATTTCAGAAAGGTCTAATACCGGTCGGATTGTTGGTTCGTGGTCGATTTCGTCTTCCAACAAGTTAACAGCATAAGCTATTGCATCGGACAGTCCGGCACATGCTTTTTTGGCCATATAAGCACCGGCATCGTAAGCATTCTTTGCGTAATCCATCAAGGCGTTACATAAACCGAGAGCCATGTACACACCGGATCGGTACGTAATTCTAGATGGCGACATGATCTGAGCCGCTCTGTTTACTGCGCTCGTTGCTGCTCTGGTTAATGCGGTGGCAGCATTGGTAACTGCTTGACTTCGGCTATTCAAACCATTAACTAATCCGTTTGCCAAATGTGCGCCAGCATTGTGAAATGTTATTTGTTGGTTTCTAACAGCAGTGATTGTATTGTTTATTGCTCCTGTGAATGCGTTAGCTATGGCGCTGTTCCTTGACATAAGACCGCCGCTCAAACGATTAGCAAGTGTTTGTCCTTCTGTTGTGAATGCGCTTCGTCGGTTTTCAATTCCTCGAAGTGCGGCGTTTGCTGCATCACGACCGGCGTTTTGTAGATTATTTCTACGAGTACCCATAGCAGTAATGAAGTCGTCTAACATTCCAGTGGCTGCTGCCTGTACTCTTGATACAGCGTCTGTAAATGCTTGAATGAATCCGTCAATGCCATTATTACCTAAATCTGTCAATGATCGACCGAATCCACTAACAGCAGAAGTATCCAATCCTGACATACCTCGTGCGAGATCTAGAAGATTGTGTGTTTCTCTGATTACGGCTGACATTAAACCAACATTTATCCCGGCAATATTATCGCTGTAGTTTCTCATTTGTAAACCGAACGCGGATAAATCTCTTCCGAAATCAGCTAGTGTTACATCGCTTGAAAACCAGCCTCCCGTAGTTGGGAGACCATTTGCTAAAGCAATTATAGATTCAGCAACGGCTGTTGTAGCATTTACTACGCCAACATCTACACTTGACATGTATCCTGAATATTGAGCGAAGTATTGTCCAAATATAGCAAGACTTGATCCAAATTCACCTATGTCGTTGCTGCCATTGAACCAGTCAAATATGCCTCCAGAATCTGGAACGTTATTTGCTAATTCGGTCAATGCCATTGCTGCATTTGCTGAATTAACAACTACACTAGCGTCTAATCCGCTAACTGATTCAGCATATGACATCAAATGGGGACCAAATATAGCAAGTTCTTCTGCAAATACTGCTATGCTATTGTCTCCGGTGATAAGATTGACCAATCCACCACGATCAGGCACATGTTCGGCAAATTCGGCTAAGGCTTGCGCTGCTACTACTGAATTCATCACCACATCCGCATCTAAACCCGTAACAGATGTAGCATATGCCATCAAATGTGGTCCAAATATAGATAATTCTTCTGCGAATTGTGTGATGCTATTCTCGCCGGTGATTAGCCCAACCAATCCGCCTTGTTTTGGTATCTTTTCAGCGAATTCGGCTAATGCAGTAGCCGCATATGCAGAACTAACAACTACATCAGCGTCTAAACCAGATACTGTATTGGCATAATTCATCAAATGTGGCCCAAATATAGAAAGTTCTTCTGCAAATTGCGTTATACTGTTTTCGCCAGTAATAAGTTGTACTAATCCTCCTTCTCTAGGAAGATTTCTAGCAAATTCCGATAATGTTTGCGCTGCGTTAGCCGACGCTTCGATAGCTGCTCCATCTATTCCTGCTACAGAGTTGGAAAACGACATCAAATATGGACCGAATTCCGCCAACTCTCGACCAAACTCTACTATAGATGAACCTCCCGTAAACCAGGAGGTCAATCCGTCTAATATGTTCGCTGCGGTGAGAATTAACACGGTTTGTGCAAGTGCTCTAACGCCAGATAACGCTGACTGGTCTATACCCTGTATACCATCGAAAAATGGCGCGGCATTATCCATGAATGCTGCTAAATCATTACCTATTTGTGGAAGGGCACTTGTCACTCCCGTCATGAAGCCGCCGACAATGCTGCCAAAGAAGGATCCTATTGCGTCGCCTACTTGTTCCATCATGGCCGCTCCTTCTTCGAGCAACCATTTTAGACCTGGGATCTGAGCGAGCCCTCCCAGTAATGCTAATATGGCTATCAAACCAACTACTGCTATGGCTAAGTTTGCTATCGCCATAAGCGCTGCTTTGATTGGTATTAGTGCTAAGATTAGCATCATTGCTGATATCGTTAAAAGAACAATTGATAATCCTATTGCAATACCGAGAGTTGTCTCTACTGGTATCGTACTCATGATAAGAAATACCGCCGTTAATATAAGTAGCAGCGTACTCATGAGAACGACTGCCATCATGGCTTTCTTTGCTTTGGCTCCAACGGCTGCTAGTATCATAAATAATACTCCTAAAGCTGCTGTAGCACCTATCATAGTAAATATGTTCGCGGCTGCTGAACCACTCATTTGACCAAAGACCGTTTCGAAAAATGTACGAAGTAAACTGACCGTCGCCTCGACCAATTGCGGAAGTCGAGCCTCCAATCCTTGTAAAACTCCTATGATTACGTCGAGTAGTGCGATCACTAATGGTTCGATGTGGTCTGCTAGTCCACGTAGTGCCGTATAGAGAATTGTGAACATTGTGTTCGCTAAAACAGGATATACTTCTACAAGACCTTCACACAGTGCAATGATGACCGTCACTAAACTTTGTACTAGAATTGGGATAGCATTTTCCAATACAGTGGCCAAAGCTACTATTGAGCGATCAAGAATTTCGAATATTAATGGTATCGCTCCTAATATACTAGTTAATACCATCACTAAGGATCCTGCAAATGCTATGAGAGCCACTGATAGCCCGGTCAAACCAATAGAAAATAACAACACTCCTGCTCCAGCGGAGGCTATACCGATACCGAACAGTCCTATGGCTATACCAAGACCTAACAAAGTTGGTACTACTTTGGTCAACAACGCTCCGGCAATTCCAAATATAACAAAGGTTCCTGCCAGAGCACTTAATCCTGTCACGATTTCTCGTATAGACATTGCTCCTAACGCCCTGAGAACAGGTACAAATATAGCAAGAGCCGTTGTTACAACTATCAAAGCAGCAGCTCCTGGTAACGCTCTTCTCATAGCGCCCATTCCTACAGATATGATGAGAAGGGAACCGCCAAGAACTACCATTCCTCTACCGATTTCTTCCCATGACATATCGCCCATACTTTTTAAAGCTGCTCCTAAAATATGTAAAGCCGAAGCGACAATGATTAGACCAACAGCTTTAACTGCTATGTTTTTCGGCATAGCATGCATTCCTATACCAATAGCTAGCAAAGCCCCGCCCATGGCAGTCAACCCACGTCCGATATCTTCCCACGACATTCCCCCCATACTTTGAATGGCTTTTCCTAATATTAGTAACGATGCGGCTACTATTGTAAGCCCGATAGCTTTGGTTACCATTCCTTTAGGCATTATATTCATAGCTATCGCGACTGCCGTTAAAGTGCCAGCCATCGTACCAAGACCTCTTGCTATGGTACCCCAATCAAGAGAGCCCATTCTTTCTATGCCGATAGCAAATATAAGAATTGCTCCGCCAAGAATAGTCATAGCTATTGCTGTTCTTATCAGACCTTTAGCATTGCCAAAACCTTTACTTACGCCGGCAAGTAGTACTAATATGCCAAGTAATCCCGTTAATCCTCGAGCTAATTCGCTCCAGCTTAAGGCTGCAAGGTTACTGACCGCTACTGATAATATAAGAACTGCTGTCGCTAAGAAAATAAGTCCTATAGAACCTCTCGTTAGATTGGTTTTCATTCTATCTAAACCAGCCGAGAATCCTATTAGAACTGCTAGCATTCCCCCTAATCCGACAAGTCCTCTAGCTAATTCGTCCCACTCCAATGAAGCCAATGAACGAACAGCCACCGTAAGTATGAGAAGCGCCACGGATAGACCCATAATAGCGCCCACTATCTTACCAAGCCCCATAATACCTGAAAGGCCCATGCTCTTTTCTATCACCATCAAAGATCCAAATAACTGAGTCAACATTACAGTGATGGCACCAAGAGCAATGGTTAATTTTTGTGGACAAATGGTTGTTAATAATAGTAGAGATACGGTTAGTATTGCTATTGCTCCTGCAATCTTCAACAAGGCATTCGCTCTAAGTTGTGTTTGCCAAGCGAGTAAACTACCTTTTACACCATCTAAGATGCCTGTGATACCTCCTAAAACTCCTTCTCCACTACTAGCTAACGATGTAATAGTGTTTATGAAATTTCTTACCCCGAGAAAAATTCCGCCTAATAATATAGTGTTTATTAAATCTAATATCGGTTGAAAACTTCTCGTATTTAACGCATCTAGAAGAACATTCGATAAGATGGCAAATGCTTGTCCCATTATAGAGCCTAACTGCATAAAGACTGGTCCGAGATTCGAGAATATAGTACCTATACCTCGTACGGCCGCTTGTAAGATTCTTCCTATCATGCCGAATGGTTCTAATCTGAGCAGTATGTTTCCGGTAAAGTTGTCAAATGCTGTTGTATCTATGTTCGCGAATTCCAAGAACGCTTCATGAAATGCTTGGATAAACGTTCTGACATAGTCTACAGCCATCATTATCCCGTTACGAATATGATTGATAACTACATTGAACGCATCGGTTGATTTGGTAAAATCATTAAAGCGAACAATAGCATCTCCTATGTTCGCTGTTAAACCAAGAATCCCTCCACTAAGCGGAAGAATATGTCCTAACAGTTCAATCACTACACCTGCAAGTGAGGTTTTTAATCTTATACCTATGTCGAATATAGCGAACAATCCGGCGAAAGTCCGTCTAAGCTGATCGGCACCCTCATCACTCATTTTGAATCTAGAAGTGATGTTTTCGAAAGCTTGGGCCACTGCCATGACTTGTGCAGTGGTTGTTGGTGGGAAAATCTGTCTAAATGCTTCGCCGATCGGACGAAGTACTGACATTACCCCTTTTAATGCATTCTGGATTCCTTGGAACACGTATGGTAACGAAGAGTGATCGACATTCTCTAGAATGTTTACAATTCGTTCCGTGTTCAGAGCCATAACACCTACGATATCAGCGATGAAAGGACGTAGAACTTCATGTACGCCAACGATTGCCGGTCGTAAAGCGTTGAAGATGTCTCGCATGTTCTCCAACCCGGGCATGGCTATGTCTGCGCCTATCCGTGCTATAGCCACTCTGGCATTAGCCATCGCACCTGTAAATAGTTTGTTCGCTGATTGTGCATGTTCTCCAAAGGCAGCATCCATTGCATTTGAGAAGATTTCGAAACTGATTTCCCCTTGCGAAACCATGGATCTAACTTCTTGTTCTGTTTTACCGAGGTATTGGGCTATTGACGCCGCAGCATTGATACCTCTACTAGATAATTGAAGTAATTGTTGACCCATTAGTCGACCATTACCTGCCACCGTTGTAAAGATTCTACCCATATCGTCATACTGACTACTAGTCATTGCGGCAACACCGGCCACAGCCCTTAAAGAACGAGTCATGTCTTCTCCAGCTTGAATTCCAGAGGCTCCCAATTGAGAAGCAACTCTAACTGCTTCATCCAAACCGTATGCAGTACCTTCTACCGCAGATAAAGCATTCGCCATAACTTCTTCGACATCCATTCCCAAACCGCGTAATTGGAATTGAGCTTGCTCGATGTTCATAGCACGTCTTATACCACCTTGTATCAGAGGTCCTGTAATGGCGTTAACAATTCGTGCTCCATAACTTATAGCCATGTTTGTAATGTTGGATAGGGCGGTTGCTGCTACTACTTGTAAAGCTGAGAAGCTGACACCGACTTTATCCACTGCTTCTTTAAGCGGATTCATGTCTATTTTCCCGGCCTTGGCCTTGATGTTTTCTAAACCTTTAGTAGCGCCATCTAAATTTAAACTCTTTTTTAATGTATCGATGGTATTTAAACTAGTTTGTACATTCTTTTCAAACTTGCTGTTCTCGAACTTCATCTCGACAACTTTTGTATCGATGGATCTACTCATAGTTTAGTAACCTCCCTCCATACATCTTGTGCGATTTGGTCAAAGACCGGTCGCATAATCGGATTTATGTAATCTCTCCCCTGTACCCATGTTCGTCCTCTGGTACCGTGACCAAGTTGAATCATTATGGCTATCGGAAAGCTTCCATTCCGGTTACTGTTGAACCACTCTATCTTGGCTTCTCCTTTGGAGCTTCTTATTCTGTAACTCCAAGAGTCTGAAGTGATTCCTGAATCCGCTGGTGTGGCCATTGAGAGAGCTTTTACTCCTACCTCTCCATGCTTATTCAACACTCCCGCACCAACGATTTGTTTTGCTCTCTCCATAAAACCCGTTATCTTAGAAAAATCCCCCTTTTGGTTGAACGATATCATTCACACCTCCGTAGCACGCGGTTCGATGTTTACCCTTTAGTCTGATTAGCCTTTTTACGAGCTTCATTTAATTCTCGACGATGTTGTATCATTTCCTTCGTGCTTCTTTTCTTAGGTTCTTCATTTTTAACGCCACAAATGCGAATCAAAGTTAACAATCTATTGAGATGCCACTTTTGACATTCGAAAGGTATGTTGTATGCGGTCATCCAGTAATATATCAACTCGCTAGTTATTTGTTCACTACTGCCAAGACCCTGTTTCTTTTCGGAAAACCATGTCGCGGTCATCTTATTTTCTATGTACGCATTAACTTTTTCTATAATGTCGTTTGTTACGCATGAATATGTCAACGAATCTACGTTCTGCGTTATTGTCATGCATCGGATGTAACAAACGGTTTCTTCTATTGTTTTCTTGCTATTGGTAAGGAATGGTTTTTGCCATTTCGATTCCCATTTTGAAATTGAAACGAGTGAATGTTCCAATTGGAGCGTTTGTTCTTTCGATTCGAAGAACATCCGCTTTTGTTCGTCCCACATCTCTTTTGCAGGTATGGTTATTCGTAACATGCTATCTATTCCCTCCAATCATCCTGCTAGCTCGATGGCTATCCCATAATGTTTAATGGTGGTGTACCTGTCGATGCCGTATCAATGTTTTGTGGTGTGATGCCGTTAACAAAAGTCGCAGCGGCATCTGCATCGGTTGCTAGCTCCATAAACAAATCAGAGTATGCTTCCGTTTGCGAGAACGCAATGGACATCTCGTCTGACTTGATGAATCGTTTGCCATCCGGACTTTTTTCTCCATAAGCTTTGAGAAGTAGTTTCTTAAAGATGTCGATAATAGTCGGTATATCCTGAGCGGCTACGATTCGTTTGATGAGTTCAGATAATCCCCCCGACATACTCATTTCCATTTCGGTTACTTCTGCTTTGCTTAAGTTAAAGTAAAAGTCTTCGGTTCTTTGTGCACCGTTATAATCGGTGTAAGTGATTGTCTTCTTTAGCATTTCTTTTCTCCTTTTCATACAATAAGAGAGGGTGCCCTCAGACAACCCTCTCCTCTATTCATTTAATATATTTGTTTAATTGTTTTTAACCGGCTGCTGCAATTCCAACTAACAAAGCAATCTCTGAAGGCAAAGGCAATCTCGGATCCTCTGTTGCTGATCCGTACAAAATCTCTTCTAAGGAAGCCAAACATAACGGATCAACTTTGGTACTATCGATTGTAACGGATGCTGTCGGGAGCATACCCGGCACTTCCATCGGTACGGTAGACACCGTCCAAGAGAAAGTGATTGCTTCTGGGCTATCATTTACTGTCGAATAACCTTTATCAGATGGTGCCGCTGTTGCATTATAAACAATATGTAATTTGTAACCAAATGCGGTACCCTCTGTGTCATTACCGATAAGGGTTCTGTAACTTAATCCGAATGGTCTACGTACTTGCTGACCAACGTATACGCCCGGAGCTATTTCTGCGGAACCATCACATGCCGCAAACTCATCCGGATATGTGTAGGCTTCAATTGTCGCGCCAAATTCCTCTGCCGAAATCAAGTTCAGGTATTTGGAGTTATTAGCCCATAGAGCTGTTGGATCAGCTCCTGATGGACTTTGAGTTACTCCGATTAGACCGTTCCAAGCGACACCTGCTGGATATAGACCTGTTGCCGCATCTTGTGGGTATAATACCCCTCTGTCGGTACCTGTTTCATAGGTACGGAGTCCTACTGGATCCCATGTAAGTCTCATAAGTAATTCCTCCTAATAATAAAGTGTGTAGTTCCAATGATTAAGATTATCTGCTCTATAATGATTGTTAAATCTACAAAGAGGTAATCCTGCTAACTTTCTAACAGTAGTATTGTCAGGATTAGTATCTATCATTGTCACCGAGTAGCTATCGGATTGCTTGTACACAATGTTTCCGGCATGTCGATTTTCTATCTGATTTAGATGGTATACGATTGCCGGGTAGTTCATCTTCGTCGATTCTGGCGGTTGAAAGTAAACATTCGAACTCCCAAGAATCGACTCTAACTTTTGCTGCAACAATTTTCTATTACTCATTGCATACACCTCCGAGTGTTAGTATAAGTCTCGGGAATTGTGGATCGACACTCATAACTTTCCACTTATTCCCCATAAATATAACGTACCGTATAGAATGGTAGTTATTGTAGGCATATGGATCGGCTACGATGCTGATATCCGTCGAAATATACAAATCGTCATTAACTTTATCAGCTGTCTGAAGTCTACGAGTGTTCTTTACGACGTCTCCATAGTACGGTTTTTCTATAACCTTTGAAGTCCACACACCTTTGGAGTCGTCTTTTGTTTCAGCGTAACCGACATTTCCATAAAATTTTGCCATTTTGATTTCCTTTCGGAGTTTCTAGCCTTGAGCTACTGTTAGCTTGTTCGCACATTCGATTGCGATGGCAGAGAAAGGTCTGATAAGTGCTCCGGAACAACGGGTCTCAATCAGGTACTTTTGTTGGTTGTAATCGATGTCGAAATCGTCAAACATGTTGACTGCTCCGCCTCTATCTGCACCTACATTGTAGTCTGTTAGATTGACAATGATTCCTGCCAACTTGCGCCCGTCACGCTCAAGACCTTCCATAACCGGTACCGTAACGATTTCTCTAACACGCATTGCAGTTGCTAGTATTGCTTCGGTGTCATAGATTCTACGCATGTTCAAATCCTCCAACAGTAACATCTCTGTCAACATCTCTTCTGTTGTAAAGAGAGTCGGATTACCGGAGCCTTTGTAGTCTTTTCTGGCACGTACAGCCACCTTAATAAACTCTCTGGCAATCTCTCCCAAGGTATCGCCCTGATCGACGGTTGCTTTGATGGTGTAAAGATCGTCGTCGGTCCATACCGGACGGATGTGTGTTTCATGGATTTTGTCGTCTGAAGAAGCAAGTCTTCCGTCTCCTACAAGAATGGCGCGAGAAATCTCCTCATCCAACATTACACGCATCTCTCTCTTAAGCCATGCAACAACATCGAAATCAGTGATGTCGACGATGTCATCACGGTCAAGTTTTTGTTTCTTGTACACGGTCTGAGGCGTTGTTGTTCTTTTCAGTAAACTAAACACCTCTTCCACTTTCCTCTTACCTTTCATGTAACCACGAGCTCTCGCTTCATCCTCGGTTAAATCTGCATGAATCGATTTAATTCTTGAGAATGGAGTTTTTCTTGTGGCATTAAATACTTTAGGTACCCAGCCCATATCTCTTGTGATTAGTGAGGGGGGTGTATCAAGATTTCTTGCTTCCGGGAATAGATACTCGATATTTCTAATTCCGTAGTTCTGCTCATCATGTCGAAGACTATTGATATCCTCAAGCCCGTGCTCAACAATCGCCGCTTTAAGGCTGCCTAAACGTCTAGCGTCTGTAAATACGGCCAACATGTCGGCATGAGTTAGAACATCCTCGTCTTGTATATCTTCTTTGTCGAAAATATTTCGTTTCATTACTTCTCCTCCTTCTGAGTGTTCTGCCTCATTGCCTTGGTCAGCTAAGACTTGTCCTATTAGGGCATACACTACATTTCGTTGTTTTGTAGATAAAGAATTGAACACGTCTCCAACGGTCTCTTCGTTATCGTCGTGGACTACTTCTTCTACATCTTCCTTATCCACTTCGATTTTTGTCTCGGCGTTCTTCTTGATTTGTACATCCTCTTTTTTATCATCTTCCGAATGATACAGAGAAATTTCTTCTCCAGAGTATATGATGGCTTCATCATCACATTCGTCTCCGTGTCGGATTACCTCCTCAATGAAGGCTCCCGGATTCGCTCCGGCAAGCACGAGACTTACTTCTCGAATTGTTCCGTGTAGAACGTCGGCTCCTCGCTGTTTTAAACGATTAGCGTGTATGGATAATGCTGACACATCGCCGTGCCGTACCATAGTTTTGGCATCTCGACCGGCCGGAGTGCTATTAAAGAGTCCATACGCATAAACACCCTCGTCACGATGCTCTAATACAGCGTGGCCGAGGACGTTGTGTGGATCATTGTGTTGGTGATTCCACACCAACGGAACTTTCTTACCGTCGCAGTCCTTAAATGCTTCGCTGGTAATAACTCGTCCGTCTGAACATTTAAGATTAGCGCGTGTGGCCCATCCACTAAAATCAAATTTTAGCATTTTGATTTTCCTCCTTGGTTTTTTTGCGCTTCTTTCTTAGAATAGTCCTCATCACTCGCTCGTGGAGGATTGTCATCTCTTGGTGCGCTAAGATTCTTGTTTCTGAGTTCATCTGCTCTCGGATCATCCACAGGTTTCATACCGATGACTTGTCTGACTTCGTTGGAACTTAGAATCTCGTTCCTTGTGAATCTATCAGCCATTTCAGATACCCTACCAACCGGTACAAGCTTGAATGGGTCTCGGAAGAAGTGGATCGATTGTTTCTGTGTTCGAGCAGTCTTGGTTAAGAACTTACGTTTCATCTCATCGACTATTGCCGCTAAGATAGGTTCAATTGTTCGGCTATAGTAGTTCGTCATAGCCTCATCGTCGGCGGTACCATCTAATATATCTTGCGTAATTCCTAACTGGCTGTATAGCATACTCGTTAAGTATTCGATTTGACCCATTAGATTGTTCTCGATCGATCGATTCAATTGCGTAACGTTCTCTGTTGCGTCAGTGTACGCGATTCCATATCTTGAACCGGACAATTGACGCTCTATGTCTTTCCGTCTTTTTTCTGCTTGCAGACGTCTCGACTCGTTCTTGACGGTGTAAGGCAATGCGATAAGTAAATCTAGCTTGCCGGATCCGCTTTGTTCATCTATTACATCTAGTAAATTAAGTTTTCTTATAAGCCGCTGCATAGTTGAGTTTGGCTCATTAACTATGGCGTACAAAGGATTTTCGACTATGGCTATAGTGCTTTTGGCCACGTTTAAATCCTCTTTTAGACCCGTGTTATCGTTATACAATCTTATCTGTACATGTGATGGATACCATTGAAGTATCTTGGCGGTGCGCATTGTCACGATGTCATACGAGTTTGTCACGTTGGGATTGATAGTTGTATCGACCGGTACAATGGCTACTACTCCTTCGTCTAGCATAGACATGATAGCGTCTTGTATAAATGCTCTGGCAGTTTGATCTTTGTTAGCCTCAACGGTAAGACAGTTGTGCAGATTAGATTGAATGTTATCTACATATCGATTGTTATCGTCCAGACGAATATGTCCAAACTCTAGACTAGATCCGTCAATGGCTATTCTGTTATAGACAGAATTAACTATCGATTTTTCATTACCTCTTGTAAACCTCGGTCTATGCGGACCGTAGGAACTGCTAGGTCCAATGTCGTTCGTAGGTCTCGTAGGATCTCTATTTCGTAGCGCATTCCAAGCATGTTGGAGTCTTTCGCCAAATGTGTATTCCATCGTTGTTCCTCCTTTTACAATTGCGCTATCATAAGATGTATGTCCCCTCCGGGGATTTGTGCTGTTGTTCCGGTATTTTGTATCTCTACATGTAACACATCAAACCCAGGCATAAGTTGTTGTACAAATACTCGCGTAATTATAAAGTGGTTAGCAATAGATCCCGCAATATTTACGTAGGTGGCTGAGAAGAAACTTTCTCGCAAATTCACTCCTGCGGGAAGAGGGTTAACCGTTATCCTATCTATCGCATTTGGCTCCACTGATCGATTTGGGACCTGTAATCTCAAGAAAATAAAGGGGTTCGATTGTTGTTGTAATTGTTTAATCTCCGGCCTTATCGTAATATCTAAAAAACTATCAATAGCCACACCCAATCCCTCTACTGCTTCAGCCCGTGTTCTAGGATTTATTTTTACGGGTTCTCTTGATTCGTCATATACTATGATATTGTGCGTATCCATCAATCGCGCTCCTTTAAGATATTGGCTGATACCATGTATCGCCTATTTGGGGATTAGGCGGTGCGGCTGTTCCTATTGTCGTGATATTACCTAGACGAACTGCCGCTATGGCTGCTACTGCTTCATCAATTTGTGTCGATGTGGAAGTCGGTCTTCCAATGACATCCTCCCAATTCATTTCCAAAGCAATCTCGCCAGAGAATTGATAAACGAAGTCCCATCTGTCCAGTGGTTCGTTCCAGATATAAATGGCAGTACCGGCACCAGCAAGATTGGTATCTGCGACTGGATTTTTTACCCACGCTAGCATACCGGGAACGAGGTCGAGAAGGGCATCCCTCTCTGCGATATCATTTACTACTCTAGGTTTGAGGGCGTGTCCTAATTGTTCTATGGTTGCGAACTCGCCACCTGCTAATCTAGTAAGAAATGCTCTGTCTGTGGTAGATACGTGAATCCCCGAATTTCCCGTGTGTGTCGCAACACTGCCTATCAAGGAGTCCAGCCATTCTTTTACTGTGCCTCCATCATGTGTTACTAAATCGGAAGAAGATGGGTATTGCATCTCTACCCATTCCGTTCCAGTCCATACCATGTTGTGTACTTGATTTACACTCATTTTCTTTTCCTCCTAATTTTCATCTTATTGGCTTCAGCCATAATGGATAATTGCCATCTTCTACAACGGGTTCCTCATCGCTAATTACAACGAAGAAACTTCTTGATGAGTCCGAATTACTTCCGGAAACCACAGCGCTTATCACATTATTTTCAATTTTTATGTTATCTCCAGGTATTAATCTTTCCTGTTTCACCATTAATAGATTTATTATTTGTGCAAACACATCTTTACTCGGCACTCTGTCTGCCGGTTCTGTTTTCACAGACAATATCCCTTTCTCAATCGTTATCTGCCGAATAGTTGACGATATAACTTGGCCGTCTTTTATACCAAACACTCCAAACGATATAGGCGTCGGTTCTTCTAACATTTCCCATGGAACAACGCATTCGTTGTTAGCATCCAATAACACGCTTAAAGATTTCTTCTTTTCGCACACAAATATAGCGGTTTTATGAAATCCATTCCATTCTCTAGAGAATATGAATCTCATTAACACCGTATCAATCGATCCACTGGCAACCAATGGACTGCTTATCACCAATTCTTGCCCTCTAACGTCAACTCGTATTTGCATTGGTTACCTCCCTATTCAAAAGCTTCTCTATTAAGTTTGTATGCTACGTATGCATCCATGAGAGCTGCTACTGCATCTATCTTTTGTTCTTGTCGTTTCTTAAATAGTTTCCTGTTACCATTGGTATCTTCTAAGGTTATACAGTTACCCATTGCGAATGACATTAG